TTCTTCAATTTGTCAAGGGAAGAACCCTTCTTAAGACTTGATAGACTCATTTATATTCTCCGTATAGCGTTGTATTAATGTATATCGACTTGTCCACTTTCTTCATCACCATATCATTATATATCATTTCAGTCTGCAAGTAAAGTTTCTTTTGTTAGAAGTTTATACTTGTCGACGTTCACTGCAAGAAAGGCTCCATATTTGCGAATCTTTCTTGACACTTTGGGATAGATGATATCATCTGAAATCTTCTTGTCCCAAATTCGAATAAAGTCGAAGATGTTATTGAGGATAACCATCGTTTCAATCGTAACATCTTTTTGGAGAAATGTGACTAGCAGTTTTGGAAACTGCCCATCTTCGACTTTAAATAAATCATTGAATGTTTCTTTCGTCGCAATCTTTTGCAGATCCTCGACATAAATCTTGCTCATGGAATCCGTGGTTCGTTTCCAATCCCGATAAGTTTCTTCAGCCTCGTCTTCAAGCAATGACTTGGTCCAATTATCGTCACTGTGTACAAAATTAGCAACCAGAAATGGAACCATCTCATCGTCGCGATACTTGCGCGCAAGACGATGGAATAGAAACTTGTCACGACGTTTTTGAAATGCATCTATCGATACTCGAGTCTTGCCATCATAATGGAAGAAGTTATAATTCTCTGAGGTGAAGTGTAACTTGATGGCTTGATAAGTGCAATACAAATCGTAACCGTTCAAACTTTTCCTCGCTTAAACTGTTCTAGTAGAGCGCGCATCTTTGCTTGCGTCTCATCATCAATCTCGGTCGCATCTTCTGCTTTATTCTTTTCTGCTTCGTTCACTGCCGTCACCAAGTCACTTGCACTTTGCGTTCCTGTAAAGAATGCAGGAAGCAATAACCACCAAAGAGATGACTTTGTCGCATAAATCATGATGCCAGTGAATGTCCACACAAACACATTCCAGATTAGAATCTGCCAAGTCATATCGGCAATTTCCCAATCTTTGGTAGATATCTCAAATCCATTGCTTCGCAATGAATGATGCTTTTCAAAGATTCATTGATAAGAGTTGCAGCAACTTCGATCTCAAGATTATTTCTTTCGCAATAAGTTGTGATTGCATCCATATGATCAATTCTTTCTTTTATTGCCATTTCCATAATCATAATAGAGAAGTTATTTTTTTCTTCGCGAGTTGCCATATTAGATCTCATATTCACTCAAGGAATTGTTCAACTGCTGAGTCACACGAACAAACGTTGTGCGCTTACTCAACTCTTTCAATTCACTTGCCCCCACATAAGTACATGCCGAACGTAATCCACCCAAAATATCTTGCATAGTTCGTTTCACCTCGCCACGATATGGAATCTCTACAGTCTTGCCTTCAGATGCTCTGTAATTGGCAACACCACCATTATGCAGATCCATTGCAGTATCAGAACTCATTCCGTAGAATTTATTTCCACCCAGTGCACTTGCTCCGCCTTCCTTGTGACCAGCCAACATTCCACCAAGCATCACGAAATCGGCTCCCGCAGCGAATGCTTTCACCACGTCTCCAGGAACGGAACACCCTCCATCCGCTATGATATGACCCCTGAGACCATGAGCAGCATCAGCACACTCAATAACTGCACTCAACTGCGGGTAGCCGACGCCTGTCTTTTTGCGAGTAGTGCAAACAGAGCCAGGACCAATACCAACTTTCACGATGTCAACACCGCCAATAATTAGTTCTTCCGTCATCTCTGGTGTGACGACATTACCTGCCATCAATACAACATAAGGATAACGATCACGGAAATGACGAACGAAATTTACAAAGGCTTGCGTATATCCATTCGCAACGTCAATACAAACATACATGTATCGATTTTTAACTGCGTTATACACTTCATCGAATTTCTTTAAATCTTCTGCAGAAGTACCAAGAGAATAAATGGTGCTGTCTAATCTCCGCGCAAAATGACTGATTAATTCAGGTGCACCATAATGTTTAGTCACAGCAACCATACAATTATGATTGGCGAACTCTAAATCCATTTCGAAAGTACCAACGCCATCCATATTGGCAGCAATAATCGGGATGCCTTTCCAACTATTACCACTTCTAAAAGTGAATGTTCTTTCTAGATTTACTTCGCTTCTTGAAGAAAGGTTAGAACGTTTCGGAGTGATGAGGACATCTTTATAGTCCAACTTAACGTCTTCAATAATTCTCATAAAGCCTCAATGATAAAAAATATGCTGACCAATTTTCTTGATCATCCTTTTGCTTTCAGCCCAATTAGGATTAACATATACAGCATGAAAATGTTTTGCAGATCCAATTATACCGTATTCGTGTTTAGAAATCAATATGTTTTCAGCAATTTTAACTGAATCACGCCAAGCATCAGTATTCTTACGAACTTTTGTTTTGCCTTCACAGACCCAAGAGAATTGACAAATGCCTTTGGACTTTTGGTGAACAACGCCGCAAACTGTTCTTGGATACTGCTTGCTCTTGACGCGATTCATGGTCACTTCGGCAACAGCAATCTTGCCAGCACGAGGCTCACCACCTGCTTCAAAATAGATGTTGCGAGCCAAGCACTCGACTTCTCTCATTACTGCTTGTTTCTTTTCATAAGAGAGATTTAGAAACTCAACTTTATGATTTAGAGTTTCAAGTTCTGATTGTAAGATAATATTAGCGGTTTGCTGGGCTTCTAATTTATTCTGCACTATGTTCACCATACTGAATGGCACATAAAGAACAAAGAATATTAAAGCAAAAAGCCCACCCCACATACAGAACAAACTGTGATTACGATCAAAATATTTTTCTATGCGTGTTAACACATCGACTGCATTCATGTTAGTTTCCTCCATTATTGCAGCGAACCAACGTTCTTTTCATGATATAATAAGTCTATTATTTAGGATTCTTGCGCAATTGCCACATTGCGATTATGAAATCAACTCGGTGCGCAGTTGTATGATTTGCCAAAACCTTTTCTCGACCATTTTTTGCAATATGTTCTCGCTCCTCATCATTCTTACAATAGTAAAGCAGTTTTTCAATACAGTCTTCTTCATTATTATAATATACAATATCACGATTTTCAACAAATAATTCATTTATTCTTGTTTGTGGTCCCAAACGATCTGTTAGCACCATTCTACCCGCAGCCATTCCCTCAAAAATTCTGCGAGTAATTTCTTTATGTTTGCTTTGCTGTAATACAATTCGACCAGAGTTCAAGAATTCATTATGTTCCTTTCCAACCCATCCATTTTTATTGATAACATAAAGAGGCAAATTTCTTGCCATGCTATCAATGATTGGAGCATATCGATTCATTCCCCTTGAGCAGACACCCATATACTTTGGTTTCTTTTTGAGGGGCTTGTATATTTGAGTGTCTGCAAAATGGGGAGACCAAAAAGCATTGAATCCATCGCCTCGATATCTGCCTGCACATGATGCATCTGGACTCAACACTAAATCGAAGTATGGTGCTTTGACAGCATTCTCATAAAATTGTTGAGGGTCGTCGCCAGATTCCATCACACAATATGCGCCAGTTGGTCGTAATTGAGATAAGATTGGTGACGTGTGTCGACCCCAATCCATGTGCATGATTATATCTGGGTTTGTTTTGAACAACTGACTGAGATTCGAATCAGTGTAGTTCTGATCTTTATCAATCAAAGAGTAGATTGATGTTTTCCATCCACGACGTTTAAACTCATCTACGATGGAGAGTGGGGTTGACCACTTGTCAGATTTGTTGTGCGCAAATAAAAATGATATTGTATTCATAATTTAAAAGAGGGTGGCGAGTTTCCCCGCCACCCAAACCTTTCTGTTACCGAGCGGTCAACTCTTTGTGCTCAATGTGCTTATTAGGCAGCGAGAGCCATAGGTGTAAATGAATCATCGTTTGCATTTACTGTGTTTGCGCTGATTAAGTCAGTCGCCTCACTGGTTGCTGTCAGGTTATTACTTGCCCTGTCGAAGCCAAATTCATCCCCGTCAGATAGCCATCACGTACATTGCTGCAGAGGTGATGGGCATTTGGTGGAGATGTCGGGGGTCGAACCCGAGTCCAGAACACCTTTAATTGTCAGTTTACAACCATTAATAATATTTATTCATTTAGAACTTTTGCGACAGAGTTAATTACTGCCGCAATACGACCGATATCGCGGAGTCGTTCAACAGTCATTCCTTCTTTCTTCAAAGTATCATAATGGGCTTTGACACAGAAGTGACATTTGCCAACAATCGATGCAGCGAGAGAATATGACTCAAAATTAATTTTTGAAACGCCACCATGATTTACAATCCCATTCATGCGGAGTCCTGCAGGAAGTCCTTTCAGTGCAGGGTCATCCGCCATTTCAACATAAGGATACCAAACATTATTTTGAGCCATGATAGTTGCTGCTATCAATGCTGCATTACACTCAGCATCATCTTCCATTGCTTGCTCGATAACGGACAGCAACTTCCCGTTGCCTGTAGCCATCGCAGCAGCAACTGCACATCCGTGTGCAATCACAGGATGAAGAGAACTGCGCAAAAGAACTGCATCAAGGTTCAACTTTACATCTTTTGCATACTCTGGTAGAGCATCTTTGATTGTATCAACCCAAATCATTCTTCATCCTCTTTACTAATTTCTTCAAATAAATCTTTTTCTGCTCGACAATCTGGACATTCGAAGTCATCTGGAAGATCTTCCCATTTCCCATATCTGTCGTCATACTTCCAACCACAAATTATACAAATATGTTCGACTTCTTGTGCCATATATTATCCGTTCTTTGGTACTTCCGTGCAGCGTGAAAACAAATAGGCTTTTGCTGTACGCATTTCTGCGTTTGTCAAAAAGCCATCTGAGTTCTTGTCTGCTCTTTCAAACAGTGCACTTGATACGGTGCAATAACGATTTACATCTTCAAAAGAAACTTTGCCATCCTTGTCAAAGTCATACTGCGTCACGCGGTCTTGAGCCATCGCTGGCGCAGATAACATAATCAATCCAATGATTAATTTCTTCATTTAAGTTTTCCTTTATTTTGATAGAGTTGCTTCACCAACCTGACGATTGCACTGGCAAAGTTCACCCGTCTGCAAAGCATCGAGGATACGAAGTGTTTCCTCAGGATTGCGTCCGACGTTTAGATTATTCACAGTGACATGCTGAATGATTCCATCTGGATCAACGATAAACGTTGCGCGAAGAGCAGCACCTGCTGGCTTGTAGAACACACCGAGTTGCTGAACGAGACTTTGTGTATCTTCATCCCACACATCGTCAAGATCACGTGCTGTATCAGCAAAGAACCAAGATGTAGTTTTCTTAAGATCTTCGTGAGCATTCTTCCATGCCAACTTGCAGAACTCGTTGTCTGTTGAACCAATCAAAAGAACCGCATCGCGGTCAGCAAAATCTTTGTTCAATTTGTCATAGGCAACGATTTCTGTTGGGCAAACAAAGGTGAAGTCCTTTGGATAGAACACAACGACCTTCCACTTGCCTTCAAAAGAAAGATCTGTAATTGTTTCAAATGCATCATCTGGTGTCAATGCTCCTGGCTTGACTCCAGTGATTGCGAAATGCTTTACTTTATCTCCAACTGTCTTCATTTTCAAACTCCTGTATAACCAAAACCTATACGAAACCTATACACAAGGGTATATATGCAAAGAGATACCCTGAATCGCTTTTTGAGCGATAAATTAATTTTATGGAAATAATTGATATAGACTATCAGGCGACGATGTTATATTCTTCGCGGAGAATCTTCTTGTATGGCTTACCTTCAGCCATCAATTCAGAGACAAGAAGAAGTCGATCGCGCAATTCCCAACGACCATCGCGCTGAAGTGCTTCGATGATCACACGAAGTTCATATTCATTAATGGGTAGATCCATGTTCACAACCTCCATAATATAAGAATATTATAGCGCACTTTTAGGCAAGAAGCAAGTTACTCTTGTTCTTATATGCAGTGATATACTTCAGGAGTTCTTGTCGATGAACCTCTAGTTCATCTTCTTTCACCACAAGAGTTTGGCAGAAGTTCGCAGTATCGACACCGATGAGAATAATGACCTGCTTTGGATCAAGTCCAGTCATCTCATGAAACATCTGGCGATAAGCAGCGGCTTGCATAAAGTAATTGCCAATGTTCTCTTTCTTCTTGAGACGAACAGAAGTCTTGAAGTCGATTACAGAGAGAATTCCATTATGTTCGGCGATACAATCTACAGTTCCAGCAAGACCAAGTTCGTGGGAGAATAGACGATCTTCGAGACAGTGAATGTTATTCACCTTTGCGTCTATTTCTTGCTTCATTCGAACGAACAAAGACTTGACGTTCGGGAGCATCTCGAGAGAAGAGATATCCTCATTCTTGAGATACATTTCTAGTGCTTTATGGACACCAGTTCCGCGAGTGGTGGCTTTGCGAGAGATCTCATTGGCTTTGGCTTCACCAACTCTCTTGCGCCATTCCATGATACCTTCTTTCCCATAATCAGAAAGAACAGTAGTGACAGACGGATACTTCTCACCAGTAGGAGTGACATAGCATCGAGTGCCATCGACATTCTCTTGCAAGAGTTTTGGGAAGTCATGATGAATATGGTTAAACATAATGGAGTATCTCAATCAAAACCGACATAGTCTATTCTATAGCATTATCAAGTAAATGTCAACTATTCTCTTGTTTCTCGTATTTCTCAACAGCAATTAGAAAGTCCTTAACAAGGCTGCTGCGAACGATATCGTCTGTCGTGAACTCAATATTGGTAAACGATGGCATCATCTTCGCAATCTCGTGGAACTTCTTCATTCCAGACTTGTCTTTGTTATTGCGATACAAGTCAGTTTGCTTGTAGTCACCACAGAAGATAATCTTGGAGCGATATCCAACACGAGTCATGATTGTTGATAGTTCTTCGAATGTCATATTCTGACATTCATCAACCACGATAATCGCATCATCGAAACTCATACCACGAATGAAACTAGTCGAGATAAACTCAATGCGTCCGCATTCTTTCAATGCCTCATATGAATCGCGACGACCAAACAGCGTATGAAATATTTGCATGTATGGTTGTTCATACAAACTCATCTTGTCTTCGACAGATCCTGGAGTGAATCCTAGATCACGAGACTGAACAGCAGAGCGTACAATGACAACTCGATGAAACGAGGATGTCTTATCAAGCACTTCTTGAATGGCTTGATAACAGGCAATGAATGACTTACCAGTTCCTGCTGAACCACAAAGCATGGTGAAGTAATCACCACGTTTGTATCCCTCAAAGAACTTTGCCTGATTCTCTGTCAGTGGTTCGAACTGCTTGAGTTCGGTTGCTTTAATTCGTTGAGGTTTTTTCTCAACGACCCCTTCACTGAATTCAATAACAGTATTAGAGATTTTCTTCTTGCTCAAAGCCCCTCACTTCCCTGCTGATGCAGCGGCTTGCTTTTTACGATGCTTTTCTAAAACCTGATCTGTCTTAATTCGTTTTGCGCTTTTTCTTAAGACGTTATCTGCAAGTTGGCTTCTCGGATTCTGTTCTGCAATCTTATGCATAACTTCTTTCCAAGTATTGTCTGTTTTCTTTCCAGCCAAGTCACCAGTTCCACTGTAACTGAACATTGGTGCGTCGCTGTAATATCTTTCTAGATGCGGATTATCTGCCTTGAATTGATCATAGACAGTAACAGACATTGTATGTTCTTCAATCTTCTTTGTCTTTGTATTCACAAATTCATAAATTGGCATAAATCACCCAGTATATCGTTTTGACTTTCCATCTGGCTTCACATGATGCGCATTAAAATTAATGTGCGGAAATTCTTTCTTTAATTCTAAGAATGACTTGAGATTTTGTTCGCTGTCATCATAAAGAGAAACGTGCTTATAGTTTCCCTTTTGAATCTGATTGCGAATGATCGATGCTTTCTTATCGGCAACAGTGCCTTTGGTTTTTAAATTGCCAGCACGATGAACATGAATGTTATCAATGTCAACATCATGCTTACGAAATGCATCAAGGAAACGATCTTTGTTATCGAAATCTGCTCTTGCAGTATTGATGATCACTTTACCGCCGACCTTCTTGGTCTTATCGTGTAACTGCTTCATCTTCTGAATCATACGCTGATTTGGTTTTGATTCAGTATCGAACTTCTCTGCAGAACGAAACTCTGAATAATCGTAATGATGACCGTCTGGAAGTTTGTGTGTGTTGTATTCTGAGTTGGAAAGAGAAGCAATTTGTTTCTTTCCCTTCATCACACGGATCTTGGCAGTCGTGTGGAATAAGGTATCGTCCACATCGAATACATGTAGACCTTTATTGTAAGAGATTTCTTCTTGTAGAAAGTCGAGGAATTTCTTCATTGCCTCTTATTTATACCAGTTCGGAATCTCTCGATTCTTCCAAGTCGCAAATCTTTTCTTATACACTCGGTAATAATTATGGTATGCTTCGATCGAGTTTCCAGGAACCTTTACGTCCTCTGGCATGGCTTGCGGCGGCTCAGAGAATATCCCAGTTCGAGAAATATTATCGGGAGCAAAACTCAGTTTCTGTATCACCAACGACGACTTATGTTGCTTGTCGTCTGCTCCACCATAACGATGGCGATATTCCTGACACAATTCACTCGCCAAATTCCAGAGCCACTGATAGTGGTCGAAAGACTCACGCGCCCAAATAGCAGAAGGATGATTCCAACTCACCGCATGATAGAGTTTATCTTCGCGGTACTGATCCAACTTCCATCGGTGTATCTTGCGACCAGTCTTACTCTTATCGAAATACTGATTGCCGTCAAGAATACGATGCGCGGTTGAGAGCAATTGCGCATACTCAACAATCATCTTAACAACATGTTTGTCGCAATGTTCTCGAGCGCAGATTTTCGTATCACGATTAAGATAAAAGATGTTCATGTACAACCTCTATTGTTCGATCCTTTTCTTCCCAATATTCTTCAATCGCACGTTTGGCGTATTCCATTTCAATGTACTGACCAAGAATTAATTCTTCAGCCGCATTGATTGGAATCTTCGCACCCCAAACAATCGTATGAGCGAGATTGTATGCTTGACCAATCACAAATCCATTGTGGACTTGGAAATAGTAATGACAATCTTTCGTCACACATCGCCATTCGCGGCGCATCAATTCAACCTACCACTAGTCATATACTCTTCCATTGTACGAATAAGATCGCGACTGTTTGCAATTTCATCGATCATAGAATGATAATCTTCTTCACTCAACGATGTTTTGTATAACATCATCGCCAGTTTCGTCATGATTGCAGCAGCAGCAAGTGGTGACACTCCAGATTTCGCGAGATTAGTTGTGAGTTCCAAGTATGCAAGTTCAACTGCACCCAATTGATCAGAAAGATCATCTATTGTCATCACTTCACCTTCTTGCGATTATGCATAAATTGTTTAGTCTTTTGTTTGTGTGCTTCAACGCAAACCAACTGGCCATTATCAATACTAGTATCACCGCCAACTGAATGTTCAATAATGTGGTCGGCTTGCCATTTGCTTGCATCTAGAACTTCGTG